AATATTTTACGGAAGACAACTGCGTCACTTTCATACATATTACCATTTCTTGTTTCCTTGACAAGTTTGGCGAATCTTCTAAACAATTCCTTGTCTTCCCATCTAATAGAAATTGTGGTATGCGAGCTACCTATCTTACGTCTGGCCATATGCTCTATAATAATGATAAATATATAAGTCTTTCTAGTTTATTTGGTGTTCACATTCACAACCATTGCAATCACAATAGTCATCATCGCAGCCACAATCACATTCACAATCTTCATTACTCATCTTTGTCTTCATCCTCTTTCTTTGGTGGGTGTGCTTGCTTTGAAGCTGAATAATTAATTCCAAATGTACTTACATTATAGTCTGGTACTCCTGTCATTCCAGATTTTTTATCTCCATATTTTTGATCTGTACCTGGCTCTCCACTGTGTGGGCCATAGATACTGTCAAATCCATTTTTCTTTTTACCTGTTGCTGGATCAAATTCTGCACCATCTTCCTTATGTTTAAATTGTTCTCCTTTAGGATCATGTGTTTGACCTTCATAGTCTGGCTCTGCGTCTAGTGGTTCTTCTACAGTTGAAACACCACCTAACAATGGTTCTCCAGGATGTTGTAATTCTACATCTGATTTACCTGCTTGACCAAACCTAGCGTTTCTTCCTATACCAGATCCTGCTCTTCCTGTTTTAGGTGACTCATCTTTTTCTTTTATGTCAGAGTCGTACTGTGTTTTTTGTTGGTTACCAGTTCTAGAATGATCCTGTGTTTCTGCATGATCTTTTGTTGCACCTGGTTCATATGTCCAACCAGTCTTGGTTAATAATCCTTTAATATCATTTGGTAATTCATGCCAACTCTTCATAAGAAAACGTGGGGTGGGTGCATGGATCTTTACTAACGCTTCATAGCGTTCAGTGTGATCCATATTATCCCATGTCTTGTTTACTATAATATCTTTGACAAAAAACGTATCGTTTATATGGATGTCGTAAAACTTTCCATCTTCTTTAAAAACTTGTATATAACTATTATCAACTTTTGCAACTATACCTCTACCCTCTATACCATTAGCATAGAAATGTATGTCGTCTCCAATTTTTGTGTGTTGTATCTTGTTCATATCTGTTTTCCTCTTGCTGTTGTTTTCTTGTGATCCTATATAAGTTTCGCTATTAAGGTTTCCTTCTTCTTCATCTCCTACATTCTGTGTAAATGCTGAGTCTAGATTACCATACCCTTGCTCTTTTCCTACATTACTGTCCAAGTTTTCTATTGGATCTCCAAATAGGCTTGGTTTACTTTGCTTATCAGGTGTGGATATTGATGACTCTGGTACTATTCTCTCAGTTTCTTCTGGTGTTTTCTCCACTTCTTCTTTTACACCTTCAATTTTTGGATCTGGTTCTGAATCTGCTGATCTAAATGTAGGTCGTGGGTGTAGCCACCTTTCCAATTCATCTCTGCCAACTTCATCTGCATCCATGTCTGCTATAGGTGTGAATATATCTCTACCTTGGGTTGCCTGCCATTTGCCAGCCTCTCCAGTAGCTGGACTTCTAATGGGTGGGTGTTGCCATGGTTTCTTTATTGGTCTTGCCATATATATCCAACCATACAATCATTTATAAGTTTAACCGAATATGGCATTCTTTATACCCTTTCCTACATCTAATAAATACCATCCTTCTCCTGCTTGAACTGCTTTACAAGCTAGAACCAAACTGTCTGGGTAGTCGTCATGCTCATCCGATTTGATTTTCATTATACCTGTTTCTGTATATTCTCTTCTTAGATAGGATAATTGATATACCATTTTGTTTATATTCTTTAGTTTTATCTTGTGGTTTTCGAATAATAGTCTCAGATTCTTGTACATATCAGCCTTCTCTTGCAGTGTAAAAGTAACCCCTCTCATTGGAGATCCATGCTCCCTCCCCAAATCTATAAGACCACCACCTAATCCAGTTTCATCAGCATATACTGTTACTATATTATATTTATGTACAAAGTCTCTTACCCTACCAGCCACATTAACTACGTTTGATTGTGATTCAGATTCTACTTCTTCCAGATATACTGTACCGTTTTCATCAACCGAAACTATAGTATATACTGTTTCATCTATACCAGTCCTTGCGACATCAACACCCATATAATATTGTAATCTACCCCTTGGTGTTCCATCTGATATTGCTTCCTTAATTAAACTATTAGGAATTAAGGCATCACCTATATCTAGGAACTCTCCCTCAACTTCTTGGACATATTCTTCTCTTGTAAGTTTTCTAATTTCCTCTACAAATGTAGGATCTTCTTGTACCAATGGGTTGTCAGTTGACTTGATGTGAAATTCTCTCCACATTCCTTCAGGGTTTGCTGGTCTTGCATTTTGGCAAGCCTCGTAGAAATATCCAGACTTGCTGAATGGTGTAGATGTAAGCCATACCCTAGCCTGCGTTGCCAAACCAGATGGTAGGAAGGCCCTAAGTATATCTGTCTTGATAAAGGAACACTCGTCTGCGATGATTACGTGTGGGGAGTAACCTCTCAAGCTGACACCAGTCTCTCCTGTTGCCCTTGTTACTATTTTAGATGAGCCTGTGTTGTCTAGGAAACTAACCCACATCTCTGTCTGTGTATTACGTATTACATACCTTGATAAGAAGTCACTTCTCATAATCATATCCCTTATTCTACCGAACATGATTGTAGCCTGATTTTGTGTAGGTGCTGCGATTACTATTGTACAATCTGTATTTACTGTCTTCAGCATTAATGGTGCGAAAAACGCAAAGTGTATTGCCTTCACTGCTGTACTCATTGTCTTACCAACCTGTCTTCCAGATCTATAAACTATAAACCTATCCTTACAGTCTACATATTCCTTATTATATGGAAATAATTTATGATTAAGAAACACTTCACTGAACTTGCTTGGGTTGTCAGCACAGTCTGCTATGGTTTGTAGGAAGTTCTTCCTTTCTTCTAGAACCTCTTTGTTTGGTCTACCCATTCTTTATTTCAGCACTCACATCTCTGATTCTATTTCTAACAGATTTAAGCCTATTTTCAAACCAAAATTTATATTCCTTTCTTGTTTCTTTGGGTATTAATTCCTCTAATTCTTTCTCATATCTCTCATATTCTAATATATGTCTCTCTTCATCTTTACCCATTATCTACCAACCACCATATGCTTATATTTTATATGTAATATAACATCATCTGTGTTTTCAAAATTCTTTCCACAATAAATACAATGTTTTATATTATATGTTTCAGTCATTCTGTTCTCTGTGATTTTATCTGTCTGAATATGTTTTCAATATCACCCTCTTTGGTGTATCTCTTCTCTTCTGATATTGTAATCTTGCTGTTTAAATCATTAATTGATTTTACTATATTTAATAGTGAATTTATTTCACTCTTTGTATTTCTATCTGGTATGTTACCATCCATCTTTGCCTGAGTTAGGGCCATCAACACATTCTCAAATGATAGTTTGACCAACATATCTAATACTGATTTTATATCTTCTGGTTCTCTTGTGTCTAATTCATTTATGAATTTAACAAAGTCGTCTCTTATTGCACACACTGCGTCCTTCTCATATTTTGGACACTTACCATTACCACCATCATCTATTGATCTGTATACACATTGATTACATAGTGCTGGTATGTTGGCAGACTTTAAATGTTTGGCAGAGTTGAATGGAGATACAGTCTTTCTCTTGTTTTCCATTACAAGTTTTGTATTACCTACTGGTTTTATCTTAAAGAGCTCATCATCAGTCATATGCCAATTACTAAATCAATGCTTATAAACATTACTGCGTGAAATTATCATCATAGAATCCATATGTTTTAAGTTGTGGCATAAACATCAATGCTATAGGTGCTTTTAATAGTGCAGAATACTCTGCATTTATGATTTGTTCTACTGTTATTCCCACCTTTTCTAAATTATCCTTATACCTCTCACAGTAATGCCTTAACATTGGTACCATACCCCTGCCCTTTTGACCAAAGAACATACTCATGGAATCACTTCCAGTCCATATCTCACTCTTCTTGGCTAGTGCAACAGATATCCATGCAGCAGTATCAACACTCTCAAATATTCTATTCTTAATGAACTTTGATTTGGCCAGACCATGGTATCTTAGGTTGCCAGGAAGTTTCCTCATCTGATCTTCTAGTTCTGCAACGCCTTTTATCTCTCCAAGACATACCAAACTATTAGGCTCAGGTCTTAACTGTGCTAAGTGATGTCCAAAATTACCCTGTAAAACTGGAACTGTCCAATCTATTCCCATTTCTTGTTCCTGTTTCCAATACTTTAGTGTTGCATCCATATCAAAGTAAACGTCAAACTGTGTTGCATATTCATAGTATTCTCTTTTCTTCTTTAAAAAATCATGGTATTTTTCTGGATCACCCTTCGTACCAGCGACCACGAATATAGATTCAAACCTATCATGGAATTTATTGATGTTTGCATATGAATATCTATGTGAAAGCATGACATTCTTGACACCACATTGCTCTAATGCTTCTAGTGTTGCCTTATTGTTTGCGTTAAAATATAATCTCATTCATACTTCGTTCTATTATCTTCGAAGCAAGTTGTTGCGAAAGGACACATACCATCACATAAGAAATTTTTCGTTCTTCCCGGTAGTGTTTTCTTAGTTAAAGCGTCTTTTATTATCTTTGCTTTTGTTATTAGTTCTGTTAATTCTTTATCTGGATCGTTTAATTTAAATGATAATGCTGTTGGTCTGTCTCTTGTCTCCTTATCTACTTGGTTTGATATGTACATGACACATCCCCTCTTTGCTTCTATGCCATAACACTT